ATAAGAACCAAAGGTACTATCATTTCCCTGCACCCCACCTCCTTTATAAGAGGTGACGAATAGAGGAGTAGCATCTGCTGTTGCACCAACTACATACGCAATGGTTGCCGCAGGTGTCGTTGCAAGTGCAGTGTCGTAGACAATGCCACCTCCACCACCTCCACCATTATCGACATTCCCTGACTTAAAACCAGAACCTCCACCTGCAACAACTAAAACCTCAACAGACGTTACTCCAGCCGGGACTCTCCAGTCTCCGCTACCCGTTAGCTGTGCATTTTCTTCTACTAGATTACACCTCACATACTCACCGGCAACTCTTTCTGTTGTAGTATATGTTCCAGAACCAGTTGCATCATGGAAATCATCAATGAAACTATTTGGTAAATTGAAATCACCAGAATTTGTATTAACGGCTTCTCTAAGAGCAAGGATAGTTATGTCTTGTCTTATAGGAGTTAAATCTAAAGCATCTAACTCGACTTGTGTTGCTAGGTCGGTGCTGCCTAAGTTTGCTGTGTCTCTAGCCCTGCTCATGGTTCCTCTTTAGTTTTGAGTTTGTTTTCATTCTGATACTTCTATCCACTTTGTGTTTGGCTCGTCCCATGTGTATCTCTTGTCGTCATCGGGCATTGCTGTTGGAGCATTCCATCGACAAGTCTCTTCAGTTAGTGTCCATGAGGGATAAGGTTTGGGTTCATAGAAAGCATCCCTAGTTTCATCGTAAGTAAAACCTATTCCTGCATAATTTTTTCTGAAGTTGTTATTGTAAGAGGTTTGTTTCCACCACTCGCCACCATGTAAATTACTTAAAAAATCAATTCCTAATTGTTCTTGTTCATTGCCGTTTTCATCAATAATTACTGCATTATTCAGAACATGAACTTTTATAACCTTATTATCTTTGTCTAATCTTGCGAAATGTGCCATTATGTTTTTCTAACCTGTATATGTTCCATCACCTGTGAATTGAAGAACTGTATGCGTTCCCCCAACTCCTGTATTAACAGTTACTCCACCAGAAACTGTTCCTGAATAATTTGCATCAAGCATCCGAAGGACTACTATACCTGAACCACCAGCACCAGACGATCCCGCGGCCGGTCTATTTTTACCGCCACCGCCTCCACCTGTATATTGCCCTCCTGCTCCAGCACTCTCACCGTTCTCACCACTTGTACCTCCTCCAGCAACTCCATTATTTTTTGCTGAACCACCACCAGCACCAACAGTCGAGTCTGATGAATTTCCAAAAGAACCACCTCCACCGCCTCCAATACCACCATTACCACCATTACCACCATCACCATAAGCACTTCCTCCGCCACCACCAGCCCAGTACCAGTTATTTCCAGTAATGTTTACTTGTAATCCTGCACCACCATTTCCTCCTATGGCTCCGCTTGAGTTTGAAGTTCCTACAGCAGCCGCACCACCACCTCCGTCACCAAAGTTATTGCTTCCATCACCTCCATCATATCCTTCTCCAGCAGTTCTATCACCTCCACCTTGAGAACCAGCACCACCGCCACCTGAACCACCATTATTAGCTGCTTCCGCCGCAGAGGAGGAGGCTCCTGCACCACCACCAAAAGTTGAAACAGTTGTAATATCACTTCCAGCTATAGAAGATGGGCCTCCGTTAACTCCCCTACCATCAGATGTTTTCGCAATACCACCATTACCTGTGACTATGGTATAAACGGTGTTAGGAAATAAAATTAAATCAGCTTGTGCATCTGCACCACCCCCAGAGGTAGAACCAAAAGATGTTCTTAAACCACCAGCTCCTCCTCCACCACCATTATGCATACCACCTGAAGCTCCTCCACCGACTACAAGATATTCAATAGCATATCTTCCGGGATCGCTAGATATTATTGATTGGGTCGCTAACATAGTTGTCTCCTATTAAGATGCAAATGCTTGTCCAGAAATTGCACTATAGATATCAGGTGTTGCTCCACCTAAAGTCCAGAAAGAAATAATATCTACTGAATCATTTGTATCCGTCTGCACATGATCTGTTCCTCCTGCCCAATGGAATACTGGAGTTGTAGTTGCGAAATGAGTACCATCTGCCGCCCATGTACCATTATCATAAGTAGATGTTGCCGCACCTGTCCAACATGCTGCATTCCATGTTACTTTTGAGGCATTGTTCGTTATTTTAACAACCCAAGCCGCAACAGTTCCAAGTGCAGGAAGGTGCATTATCTTCCATGATGTAGGTGCGGCTACTAGGGTATGCTCAAAGAACGTACCAGTTGCTAGGTCTATAGTTATTACCGCACTTGCTTGTGAAGCAACCCCCTTTGTCTCGTTGACTCCCTTGCCATAAATAATCCTGCCAGCAGTAGTCGTTCTACTATCTGACTGTCCTTCAATGGTCAGGATCGTGTTTTGAGATGAATTTGCATCATTCATCTTAAATGAATCAGCAGCCAACTTGGGTTTGATAATTAAATTTGCCATTTTCTTTTTTCTGTTATTAGTTAAACATTACGCCATTAAATGTGATCGTTGCATCTACCCCTGCTGTTTCCGGACCAGATATGATTCTATCAGAACTGTCATTAGTTAGACTAATATCAGTTGTTCCATTTACTATTTTTCCAAACACATTGTCTCCTGCTATCGTCACATCTCCTGTGAGTATATACGCTAACGAAAGAAAATACTGGTCTGCAATTGCACCTGTTAGATTCGTGCTTGCTGATTGTGATGCAGCAGATGTGTCTATTTCTACCCAACTTGCACCTACACCAGCCCCTGCATTCTGTCTGAGAAACTTGGTAGATGCTGCTTCTCCTGTGGAAAGTATTGAAGTTCCTTCAACAGTTGAAACAGAGAATGAGTTAAACGCAATTACTGTGAGTTCATCGCTTAATACAGGTGCAGTTATAAGGACAATAGATGATGCGGTTGATGCAACATAATCCGTTGTGTCTTTGAGCAATACTCCATTTAAGAAGACCAATACATTATTGACAGTGTAACTTAAAGACCCACCAACATCTGCTACTCCGGAATAGCTCTTGCTGATTACTTGTGCAGCAGTAGTTACAAACTTGTACTCCTTTAATGATGCTGTTCCTGCTGCACTTGCAGCAAGCCAGTTCCCACCATCATAGATACGCATCTCTGTATCAGTGGAGTTGAAATACAATGCTCCTGCGGAAAGTGCTGCTCCATCATTGTCTAATGCAGGACCGTCCTTTGTGAAATTTAGTGGAGCAGTAACTCCGGCAGCAGTGAATGTAACTGTCTCTGTTCCACTTGTTACAACAGGTTCAGATATTCTGACACTTGTATCTGTTAGTATTGAAATGACATTTGGAACGGGAGTGCCCTGAATCCCTGTCCCAGATACTGCCATACCTACCAGAATCCCTTGGGTATCAGAAATGGGGATAACAGAAGAACCAGCAGTTAGCACTGTAGAAGCTACTGCTATAATCCCATATCCCCAAGTGTGGATGCCAGTCCCTGCGGATGCAGTATTGATGGGGGTCCCTGACACTGACCCCGGTGCTAACTTAAAGGTAGTCGCGGTTTTATCTCTTACATAATAATTTAGGTCAACAGAAAGATTAGTAGGTAATGTCGTTTGGGATGTAACTCTAATGATGTCGCCATCAATCAACCCATGCCCCGATGATAAAATAAAATCGTCTGCCGCAAAAGTGGCTGTAGTAAATGCCCTGTCCGGCATTGAGCCAAGATAAGTGTCATCAAAATTATCAAAGACGGATGCTACTGCCGCTGCTGAGTTTGCTGCTGCTAATGCTTGGTTCGTTGCAAGTGTTTTTTGATCTGTTGCTAATCCTACTTGTGTTTCGGCAAGACCAACTTGTGCTGCTGCTTTTATAGAGTGATGCTTTGCACTAAAAAGAGTTTCGTCTACTGTTGCATCTTCATCATTGGTCGCCCATGCTTTTGCTGAACCTCTAAGTGCAGTGTCATCGACATAGAGCCCACCAATCGCCCATGCCTTTGCAGCATTTCCTGACCCTGAGACATAACCATTAACCTTGGTTGCCCATTCCTCTGCTTCATCTGCTGAATCGGAAGCCAATCCTGCTTGGACTGGTGCTGCTATAATTGCAGCAGCATTAGTTACAGCAGTTTGGATTGCATCAGTTGCATCAGTACCATCCTCAATGTCTGCAAGAGTAGCAATATCTGCTTCAATTGCTGCAAGTGCAGATATGTCAGCTTCTAGTCCTGTAAAAGAAGTTGCGGACAGTGAAAGATCCCCAGTTGTTGAATGGAAGATTAAGGCTTTTCCAAGACGAGCTGCTTTGTTTGCAGTAATGGTTCCTGCGGTTTCTGCGGTAGAATCAAATGCTGTAGCTCCACTTAGAGAGTCTGCAAATTTGATTGTCCCGTCAGTCTTTGTGTCCAACTGTTGAGTCTGCATCGTAAGCTGATCGAGCCCACGCTCCAAAGACTCAATGTCAAAGACAGAGTTGTTTATAAAATCTTGCTCTTGGTTATAGGGGACATTGCGAATTAAGAGGATAACGTCAGATGCTGTTTGTCCAGAAGAGAAGACACATTCTGCAACTTTCCCATGAGTTGCATGCGCTGCAATCGTTATCGTGATTCCAGACTCTACTTTAACGCCATTCTTATAGACATCTATATGGGTTGCATCAAAGACTGTGTAAGTCGTCGTGTACTTGGTTGCTGCATCAGTGTTCCCCGCAAGTGTCGTTTTAGAGGGAGTGTTAATAGGGACCGTCATTTATACCTCATCTGGTTGATAACCAAAGAACTTCTTTTGCCCTTTGCTGGCAAGAAAAGCATTCTGTTGTTGTGAAAAGCCCGGATTCCATAATTCTCTAAAGCGATCATGCACAAAATAGTTCATTGCTGCTTCTCCATACCAGACGTTGCCAAATGGCGTTATGGACTTAAGGAAGTTATAGGCTTTAAAAGCCGTCTTGTCTCCTGTAAGCATTCCCCCAGAGACTTCTGAAAAGTCTTTAAACATTGTATAGTTTGTTCCACCAACCAACTCATCCAAGTTCACCGCTCCATGACTATTGATCCTTGCAACGATGTCTGACATCCCGAAGAAGAATCCTGTCTGACCTACTGAGAGCAAAAAGGTTTGAGGATCTGTAGGATCTCTTGGAGTCCTTCCTCGGAAGAAGTCTTTTGCTGTCAATGACGCATACCCAATCCCGGTTAGAGGTAGCGTGTGCATAAGAGCAGTTGGTCCCATGGTTCTCATCCTCGGAAACATGGTCTGCATCATGTGAACAGTAGGAGTCCTGAATTGCCAGAACAGTCTGAGTGCCAGCCCTGCGGCAGACCCCTCATACTGTTTGAGCATCATCAACTCTTTTGCTTTGAGTCCTGCTTCTGGAATTGCTGTTCGTGCTTCGTTGTAATAAAGACGCGAGAGTTTCTGAGAGACAGACTTCAGATGAACAGAAGTTCCTCCTCGGAGGACTGACTCCGGCACCACATAATGTTCTCTAGGAATCCGTTCTACCTTCTTCCCTTGTAACATTTCAGGAAGGTGTTCGTCCATAGAGACAAGACCTTTTTCTCGGATAACCTTCCAGTCATTCCCATCAATGCCATAGACTCCAAGAAACTCCTTGTATCTGGAGGGAAGACTTGTCCAAGAATGCTGGGATGCCATGTCTGCCATGTGCATCGAGGTAATCTTGGAGTATGCTGTTCTCATGCGATTGGTCAATTGGACTAGACCAGTTGCATTAACAAAGGTGTCGACCATGTTTGTGAATGCCCCCGGCTGGGAATCTCCGATCTGGTAGCGTCCCATTCCGAAAGAGAAAACCCCATCTGTTCCAGAGTGAAGATAGCGGAATATGTCCTCCTTCATCTCCTTGGACTGCCCTTTGACAGTCTCCTTAATCATGCGACTGTATGATTTAAGTAGAGGGACTCCTTGATAACTTAGATGGACTGCAGAGACTCCAATGTCATTCATTGCAGTGAGTGGAGCAAATCCTAGCTTAGAGATAATGTTCAGATTGAGGATGGAGTTTACAAGACTCTGGAGCTTTGGAAAAGAGGATTCAGGGAGATCTCCAATTAAATGATTAAAGACCCAGTCCATCTTTTCTGTATCTCCTTTCGCTTTAACCACATCATGAGAATCCTCCAGAACTGACTTCTTTATTGCAGCATGAGTCTTGTAGGGATCAGGCCCCATGCGCTCTGTAATTGCCGTAAGACGAGTTTGCCAACGCAAAGAATACACAGATGCCTGTAGTGGAGATTCATGTCCAAACTTCTGGTTGTATTCTATCCATTCTTTAGCACCCTTAAACTTGATTGGAGCAAAACTCCGATTTGTCAGCTTTCCTGAAGCAGATCCTTTGGGTTTAGGCCCATCAAGGACTCCCTCAAAGTTAAACAAGAGATCTTCATCAGTAGAACCATGACTCACAAAGCGGTCATAGATTCTACCAAGTTCGCTCATAGTAATTGCACCATCTTCTTTCTGTAATCCATAGACATATTCAGCCCACTCTTCTCTGGAGACTCTGAGCATCCTTGTCGCGTCATGCCACTGCAGTGCTGCAACAGGATCGTCAAAGGGTAAGACTGCTGCCCCTTGATTATTTGCACGCTGGACTACTACCAACTGTTCTTCACGGAAAGTATCTGCAAATCGTTTTGCTTCAGGAGATCCACTACTTCCCGGCTTCACCATTTCATTGACAAAATCCTCATTGAAGTTCTTGTCTCGGATCAAACGGTGCATCTGGGAACGTGTAAGTCCTCGATTCGCCTCTAGCAACCGTTCCTCAACCTCACTCCAAGAGGTGTTGATATAAATCTCGTCAGAATCTTTTGAGCCAAACTTTCCTTCATTATTCCCTCTCATCTTGGTAAGATAATCCTCTTCAGTACGGAGAGTCTCAACACGATCCTGAACAGCTTGTGCTTGCTTTCTTGGAAAGACTCTGTCTGCCTGATGCTGCTCAAAATCCATCCTTGCTTGTATATCATCAGAGCCTAAACGATAAAACTGTGCATAGCGTGTTGCCTCATCACGATTCATTCCTAGTCGCGTCACCAACAAGTCAATGCACTGCTCACTCATTTTCCTCCTTTAAGTCGTGCCATACATCCTCTTACTAGAGCAATTGCTCTTGGCCCAAAACTCTGAAGTGCTGCGTAACGCTCCTTTGCCTCTGGGGATAATTCTGTATCTGAGAGAACCGCATCATCTGCTGCTTTTTGAGTATTAAGATCATCAAGGACTTCACTTGTTTTAGGAGATTCTGGAATGATTGCTTCAGGAAACTCTGCATCTGGTCCTAGCTTTACTGCTTTCTTTCCTTGGACAATCAACTGATCCCATGCGTTACCAAGATGTCCTAGCCCTGTTCTGAGAGATGACCCTTGATCTAACATCATTCCATATCCAGAACCAATTCCTATTCCCATGCCTATGCTTAACATTGCTCCACTTAAGTCAAATTCCTTTCCTAGAGCTTGGTCTCGTCCATAGAATACCCCTTGTCTTGCTGACTCAATCACTGCTCCCTCTGTCCCCAAAGCTTTTGCCTTTGAGATCTTAGCCCCCCATCTGGAAACTTTTCCTAAGAACCCTACAAGAGGTAGATAATTAACAGGATCAAGAAATTGTGGAGCAAGACTTCCCCCTGCTTGTGCAAGCATCGCAGACCAGTCGCGGCTTGCATGAGAAGTCACCAGTTGATACCTGTAATCTCTATCTGAGAGTTCTGCCCCAATTTGTGCTTGAGTTACTGTCATTCTTTCATGCCAGTCAAGTCCCGGACGAGAGTAAGACCTGTCAAAGTCTTCTTCAGGAATAAGGAGCCCGTCGTCTTCTGGAGCATTGAACCAGTCATAAGTTGCAGTATAGGAAACCTCATCAAAACCTCTAGCGACAGAAGCTCTAAAGACTGTGGAATCTGCTGGCTGCAACACTTTGGCTGCCTCTAACAAAGAATATGGTCTTCCATGCTGTGCGACACCTCCAGGCATTCTCATATACTAATCCTGTTTTGGCTAGTCAAACGCATCTGGGGATCCCTGTGTATTTTCATCAAGGACTTCCTTATCTGTTTTTTTATTATACTTATAAAATTGGACAGGCAGCACCTTGAGCTTGCCAATAGTCTTTGTGGGATTTTTAAACAGTTCCATAAACAGCTTTGCTGCTTCGGGATCTTTTTCTGCAACAGCTTTTCTGTGATGATATTTAACCATGTGGGAAACATTGTCAAATCCTAGATCCTTTGCAATACGCTTCCATTGTTCTGCTATTGGAGCTGATCTAGTATCGTTTTTCTTTAGCGACACATTATAAAGATTAAGAGTCATCATATCTGCCTCTTCAGGAGGTGTCCTTTTAAGAACTTCCGCACCAACCATATTCTTCATTGCCGCCCACAAGCTCATCGTCTGCTGCGGTTCGGTTTCTTTTGCGATCCTCTGGAGATGTCCAATCATTTCAGAATAAGTTACTGGATCTGAGGGGCTGGCAAGAGTCTTGGTGATTCTTTCTCCCAAACGTGTCAACGTAAAAATTTGTTTCTTCTCCAGCGAATCGCCCCCCAAAGACTGACGCCCAACCTCCATCCATTCAGAAACACTTTGCTTTTCTTTAGTGGTGCCATAGGACATAGAAGATGCTAAAAAAGTTCCAAGTGAATCTGCCATCTTCCAGTCCCTTGTCATCAGAGTCTGTTCGTCAAGATCCTGTTGGGAAAATGACAGAGTATTGCCATCTCTCCCTGCAACCGGGAAGCTCGCAACAATCGCCCCTTTGGAGACAACATACACATCATATCTACCGTCCCCGGATTTAACAGGGATCATAGTTGTGTCCTCGCTCAACATTGCAAAGTTTTTAGCAAAGAAATTCTTCCAGTCCTTTGTTTGTTGGTCATTGAGGTCATCCCATTTAATATTTACAGGGACCGTGTCTTCATCAACAGAGAGTTCCTTACTAGCAATCATGTTTAAGATTATCTGATTTATGGCAGATGCCCTTTCAACGACAGGAGATTTTATTACTTGGTCGTGCAAATCTGATGTTTGTCTATCAGCATCACTTATTAAAACAGAATGCTGTCCACTCATTGTAGGGACAATCTCGACTGCTGAAACTAACTTAGCATGAGTTGAATGAACCACTTGCGTCTGTAGCTCCTGTGAGTTAGATCCTGTTTTAAGTATATCTGCCATAACAAGTCGATGGATGGCATCAACTGCAGTCTTACTACCCCCTCCAGAGCTATGCCGCATCCCCGTTAAAAGCCCCGGCAGTTTATCATTTCCAAAGACAGAGGCATAATACTCTAGCGGAGTTGCAACCCCTTCGTTTTGGAAACGCATAAGGATTTCCTCTAAATCGTGTTCCACCAAGTCAAAAAAGCTCGTTGTCTTAAACTCTTTTAATCCTACAGCGATAATCTTTTCCTTGAGTTCTTTTGACGTATAACCACTATCATTTGACGAAGTGTAAATATCATATTTTTTTTTCAGATCGTTTCCTTGAGACATTGCATAAGCCGCAGTATTTAACAGCTCCTCATTTTTGCTAAATGCTGCCCACACAGCTACTGGAGGAAAAACGCCAGGAGTAAAATTCCCTGTTTCCGGATCAACATATCCATGAATGATCCCGTCTGCTATAGGGACATCATCATCATTCTTATAATCATTTTCTATCTTTTCAATAAGAGCAGTTGTTTTTAAAATCAGGTCATCTCCTTGTTTCCAGAATGAATCAAATTCTGTTTTAACAGCTTCCAAATATGCTTTTGAGACATAGACACCTGAACTCTGCCCTGAAAGGATTTCTGTCATTGCATTGACTGCAATGGCTTTTTCATAAGGGGAGGTGTCTTCAGTTATTAGCTCCTGCCTCTGAAGGACATTTTCTGCGTATAACCCCTGATCTTTTTGGAACGATTCTATCTCCTGTCTAATCTGAGTTGTTACTCCAGCATGCGTTTTCATCAACCCAGAGGGGCTCGCATTCCCATATTCTTTTGATGCAAAGTTTTGATAGTTTAATTTCTCCAGTTGTGAAGCCAGACTCGTCAGCGAACTCTTTGGATCCTTTAGTCTTTTTATAATTGTGTCATGTAAAACTGCCTGATAGTTTAACAAGGATTGGACTTGTTTGCTCCTTGTGTCCGTGATTAGCCCCGCTCTATGTTTTTTGTAGTCCTTATCTTCCTCTATTAGTTCTGCCAGTTCTTTACCTGTTATCTCTTCTCCTCTCAGTAATTTGGTTACTAGCAGTTCCAGATCCTGAGAAAAACGGTCTTTGATGTTTTTGGGAACCGTTTTGCTTTCTGACGCCAAACGATTCTCAAACCTTCTCGCCTCCAGCATCAAACTTTTATAGTCTGTTTCTGTCAAAGAACTGAATTTAGCATAGGGGGAGTCTACTCCCAACTGAGAAAGCATATTATGCTGATTTGCCCAATCCTGAAATTCTTTATAAGTCTTGTGTTTAAGCATGTATTGAGGATCCGAATATGTTTTTTCGCTTATGCTTATCTTTGCAAGTCCTCTCACATCGTTAAGAGTTGCATTCTGATAAGTCTGAAAAACTCCGAACAGATCACTAGACTCATGTTCAGCAGCAAAAGAGTATTTCTTTTGGAGCTCATCAAAGGTTTTTGGTAATTTCTTACGATCCCCTGGACTTAGGATAAGTGCCTTCAGATGGGCAACTTCTGCCTTTGCCGATTCTTTATTGAAGAGAAGTTCAATCCTAGACTCAGGAATGTTAAACCCATCCAACTGTTCCTTAAACAGTCTAAAGACAGCCGCTCTTGCAGTTTGTCGATTAGAGGGGCCAGCGTCGCCTGTCATTGGCACTTTCTGCAACTCTCTGAGAGCTACTCCAACTTCAGCTACAGATTTTTGTTCCATCAACGCAACACGATCTGCAATTTCTCTCTGGTAACTGTTAGAGAGATAGTCTCCTGCCGCTTTCATATACCGAGATTTAATAGCTACCCATCGTTCAGCAACATAAGGATTTTTAAGTGTGTTTGCATACTTAGTCTCAAACTTTGTGAGAGTGTCATCACGCATGCCTGCAATTAACGTCTGCGATTTATCAAAAAGGAGATCTTCATCTGAAGCCTCCATAAACTCTTGCTGGCGCACCTGTGCCTCTTCCATAAAAAAAGACTCAGCATCATTCTGGAACTTTGTGAATACTAAGTTGTTTGTCTCTTTCCTTGCCGCTTTGACATTTTTCCCAACTGCATTAAACGCATCCGACATGGATTTATTTAAATCCTTTTGGGAGGAGATCCCCACAGATTCATAAGAAAGTGTGTCTGGCGCTCCAGCAGGAGTATAGAGGGGGGGCCCCGTTCCTCCTTTAGTAGTACCGGCAGCTAACCCTGATGTCATACCAGCAAAGTCTTGGATCGTGATTTTCATTAGTTAGTTACCTTAGCCATGTGTTTTCATCCAAGAAGGATTACTAAACCATCCTGCTGTTCCTGCTGTTCCTGCGGTCGCTGCTGTTGTGCTAGTTGCTGCTGTCCCTGCTGTTCCTGCCGTACTAAACCATGAAACGCCTCCAGCCGCTCCCAAAGATGCTGCAGTTGTCACAAAATTAAAGAGAGCCCCTCTTTGCGCATTGTGCATCATATCAGTGGATGCCGTGCGAAGAGCATCTCGTTCTACTTCTACCTTTTTAATTTGCTCATCGACATTGGATTTCATTGTGTCTCGTCCAGTGGTATAATCAGATTTCTGTCGAGCAAGATCTTCTTGTCTGCCTGAAAGCATATTTGCTATTCCTTGTAATCCAGACTGTTGCTGTGTGCGTTGAATGTTTGTCAGCGTTCCCGGACCTCCCAGCTTTGCACCAGAACCTGCACCTTGTGCAACAGAGGATCCAACTGCCTTATCAACTGATCCTGCAAGCGAACTTTGCTTTAGCCCATACGACTCCTCAAGTTGCCTGCGATCCTGCCCATAAGAGGCACTACGCTGCAGGAGATTCTTTTTGAGTGCTGCTCTCATTCTGTCCGTCAAGGCCCCCATCTCGTTGGCCTGCTTCTGCATTGCCTCATACTTGCTAAACGAGGTTTGATAGTCTGATGCAGTTTTAATTAAAGATGCTGCTAATACTACTCCACCCATATTCCCTTATTGGATATTAACTTCATGTTCTGTAATTAAATTCAGCAGAGTCAGTGGAAGCGGACCACTGCTGATGATTCTGAGAGATTCGTCTTCTTCTGTGCGTCCTACCAGAGACATGATCTTGGTCCCTGTAAAAAGAGGAGACACAGACCCAACAAGATCCTGAGTTGTCCGGAAGAGAACCTCCTCCAAGTTAAGAGTTTCCAAACCAACTTGGACCGCAAGTGTTTCAGAAAACCTCAAATGTGCTTTAACCATCCGCACTCGTCCAAGAGGAAAGACAGAGTCGTCATCTGCACTTCTGACTGGAAGGGTGTGGAGCTTAGAGATGTACGGAAGACCTGTAACAATTTTTGTTGCTGCCGTTCCTCCTGTAATTGGAGCAGAAAAGGTTATTACTCCACTAGCAACTGTCTTCTGAGAAGACACTCCTCCATTGATAAGGACATCTAACGTTTCTCCTTCCAGATGTGCTAATCCAGTAATGGAAGAAATCGTTGTCCCCGATTCAGTGTAGATCCCAGAGTCAACAAAATGGGCCTTCTGTTGGGAGTCTCTTGAGCCAACAAAGAAGTTCTGCATGAACTCAACATGCCTTACTGTGCTCCCATTGACCGTTCGTTTCACAACCATCCAAATCCGGTCATCAGGAGTCCTTGGAATAATTGCAAGACTTTCTACCTTTGCATGATTCCCATGAGTTGCATCAGTATGTGATCCTCCAATAGTATGGATTGCAAATCCTGCAAACTCGTCTCTTTCGTCAAAAGACATAGAGACCAAGCGCCCATCATCTCTAATCATCCAGATTAACGAATGCGGTTGTTTCTGGTGAGACACCGTTGTAATTGAGTTTGCCTGAAAATAATCAGAGGTTGAGGAAAGATCTGCAGCAACATAAGTTCCTCCTTGATCCCTTCCCATTGCTCTGATCTTGCGCTTTCCTAATTGGACATAGACCAAAGCATTACCGACTCTCACAGGAGGAATATCTGCACATTCCCATGCAGATGCCTTCTGGATTGTAAAGTTTGTTGGAGTGATGGTTCTGCTAGTCTCTGATCCATAGAGATGGAATGGCCCCCCAGAAGTCCCAATCTCAAGACGGTCCTTCTCTGCAAGCCAGTAGATGCGATCAACCGTGTCAGAGTCAATTGTTAGATTAAGAGAATTATCATCTAAGATTTGTTCTGAAACTATCGACTGACCTGCACTATCCGACTCTCCTGTGTTTACTCCAATTGCAGTATCTGGTGAAAAGTTCTCAAAGCTGCCAGAGTTAGAGACCCAAAGAGTCGTAGGTCTTTCTTCTGATGCTGCAAGAATAAGTCGTTGTTGATGAATTGCACATTTCCTTGCATATCCAAAGCGACCTCCCAATGCTCCAAACTGAAACTCTCTAGTGTTGCGTCCAAACAGAGTAACTTCAGACTGAGAAACTGCAGTGACATGCGTCGTATCGGTCCAGCCAGTGATCTTAAACCAAACCCATTTTACTCCTTTGGTTTTCTCTGCTTCATTTCCACAATAGAGGTTCACCCGAAGCAGAGCATTTGGGAACACCGAGCCAGCATAGTCTTCAGCCTGAAAGACAGCAGAGGATGCCGTAATCGTGCAACTTGTGCCCTTCGCAATCACCTCTTTCTCTATGGTAAGATTCCCTGTCCACTCTACCTCAGTACCTGTAGTGTCTAGCTTAAAGGCTTTGGGAGTTCCCTCAAATATGGTAGCAAGGGAAAACGAGGAAGATCCAGCATTTACAACATAATAAGTGGATGTGCCGACAACAAACGGGTCTCCTGCTCCGTCGGCTTCCACCAAGTTTCCGATGTCTCCTCCAGCCTTAAAACGAACTTGCATTCCGTTCCTAAGACCATGTCCAAACAGTGCAAACTTGTTGTTTATCGTGTCTAATCCTGCTCCTCCTATCTCCTTCCATTCCGTAGCTGACCCGCCTACAACTGCAATTGAGAGCAACTTTGCATTATCCACATTCATTGAATCCCATGGCCCATCAGTAAGCTCGACATTGGATAATGCCCAGTAAGTGCCATCTGCTGCACGCGCTGAATATCCGGTTTCTCCTGATGATGGGATGGTGCGCTCCAGTTTCTTCAGAGGAACATTCTTGTGTGTGATGTAGAGAACATCTGCAGACTGGACAACATCAATCTCATGGATCTTTGTTGCATCATATCCTGTAGAGGCAATCACAAAGGGATTTGTCGTACTACCGATGTACAACAATCCGTCTCCAGTCAGGATCCTGATAGTGTCTGCATAGAACTCAAAGACATACGCTTGTCCTTCTCCAAAATAAAAAGGAATCAGTCTTGATCCATTTGCAGTATTACTTGCAGCAGCCGTCGCAAAATAGGTTCCGGGTCTTTTGATTGCAGGACCGTCAGGCACTGGAATAAAGTTCTCCATCTCCTTGACTGCAGCAGCATAGACCTTCGTGTCATGCCGCCCCTGTTGGAGCTTTGAGAGAGAGCCAGCAGAAAAAACAGTTTGTGAACGGAATTTATACGCCATTAGGGAACATTCCAGTTAGGAACAGGATTCAATCCAGATGCGTCTGTAGATGGTATGTCAAAGACTACCGCTGACACATTCTGGTCAGAACGGGCATTCAGCCATGAATAGTTGTCAACCACCTCTGGAGTTCCTTGCATGGAATCTACAGATCTTGCTGCTGCAAGTTCTATCAGATACCTCTGTGTTAGTGTCTGCTTTAGAGTAACATTAGAGGTTAGGGGTTCTGCTAGTTCAGAGGCTAGGCGTATTCCTACCAGATTTGCGACATCATACGAGAGAGTTTGATGGTTTTGAGGAAGATGGATATAACGGATTTTTGCAGTAGATGAGCTTGTCACAAGCACTAGCTCTGTATCCATCTCAATCCGATAAGGCTGTGTGTGATCCTGCATTTGGAGGATCCTGAGAAAATCAGCAGGAAGCTGAAACATATAGTCAAAACCCCAAACTGGCTTATTGTCGCCTGCATCTGTGGTCAACTTTGTCAGAGTTGCTCTTTTGACTGCACATGTCCAAGGATGAGACTTGAGGACAAGAACAAGGACATCCTCAAAGCGCATTTTGCACAACCGTGCTCTCTGATTATCCTCTTCTACAGAGTCAATCTTGAGCTCACCTAGATGAGTTAGTGCGATATTACAGATGCTAGTCTTGGATATTGCCATTGGAACTCCTCCGTCCGGGTTTTCTTCTCTTCAGGATTTTCCATCCCTCAGTTATGAGTCTGTCTTGCTCCAAGGAGGCGATCTTTACTTCCTTGCGGTCCTGTCCATTGGACATTACAATCGTGTCACTTGACATATTCCTCTCAAGCATTTGGAGATGCCGGGGCCGAAACCCCGGCAGTTAAATCAGTCAATGGTGTAGAGCACCTTGACTTTTACAACACAATCATCCGCAACTGTCCCAGCCTTAAAGAAGAATTGGACAACGCCCTCTCCCTCAATCGTTATTGGAACTTGGGCAATTGTGGCACTAATCCCAGATGCTGCTGCGCCCAATCCGAGGCCGCCTAGCATTCCTTTGTTAGTAACCGCATTAACCGTTGTTGCGGCAATAAACAGGTCAGGATCATCTGTAATAGCGGCATCATCATAAAGAAAGCCAATATCCACAGTTGCTCCACTTCCTGCAAATGCAATACTAGTGGTAAATTGGACATCCCAAACACGGGCATCTTTTGGAAGCCGCCCGATATTAAGATATTTACCTGCACTAGTAGCTGTCGTATAGGAATCATACAACACCCGCATTTGCCCTCCAACCTCTGAAACTGGAACCAATTTCCAGTTGCCATCGGAAGGAGCGTGAGTCTGAGCGTAATTAACGCCATTCACAGTAGCCATAATAGCTTTTCCTTTCGTTGGAGGTTATTGTATGCAGTTGATTTGGATCATGAGCTTCTCATCCAAACGAGTTGCACCCATATCCATCTTGTAATAGATGTATGGGATAAACCGTTTGTTTGGAAGTTCGTCAATCCGAGCAACCACATCAGCCCAGATGCACAAACCTAGTGCATTGGGATGGAACGCCAGCACCTTCTCAGCCGTGACTGAGCCAGAAGTGGGAGAAGCATCTGCCTCAGTTGGCAAAGACTCATAGCGGATAAAACGGAATCCTGCAAAATAATCGACTTTGCCGTCAACTAATGCGCGGATACTGTTGTAATCCACTGATTGAACCTTGGTTTCCTGAAGCAACGACTCAATCTGCCTAGCAGAACAGACGATGATGAACAGGGGAACCCCATTCTGGTCGTACTGATCTACTTCTTGCTCAGAAAGCAGTCTACGCGCACGAAGCAACTTGTCCACTGTCAAAGCTGAACCTGCCGCTACATCTGCGGTATAGCCAAAGTCTGCAGGGATCTTCTGACTGGATGCGTTAAACCCCGTTTCCGAGAGAGCACCGCCAACCATTCCAGTCCAAGTGTGAGCTGCAGCTGCCGTCATGTCGCTATCAGCAGACCCGTAATGGGTACCGTAAGCAGCATCAACAATGATTGAATCCATCTTCCGATTCATTGACATTGCTGCTGCACGCGCATAAGGCTGGATCACATCGTAGTTCATCCTACGCTGGTCCCATTCCTCCACTGCCGTACCAAACTGGTAAGGCTGTGAACTAACCTTTCTGCGGGAGTGCTTGATAGGCATGATCGGAGAATCTGCAAAGCGAGAGGTGATTGCCTCTGCCTCAACAGTCCCGACTTTATCCATAAACTCTACTAAACCAGAACAGTCAGGTTTTACCTGAACTACTGGCCGCAGACGCGAGTTCGTCTGCTGGATCTCCATTGCTACATCCTGCGCATAACGCTGGACGTAGGAAGTCTCGATCCCACTAAAATTAACTGCCATGGGTTACTCCATGAAGTGATTAAAAAAATCAGGCTTCAGGAATTACCCACAACTAGAGTGGATTCCTATTCAGGGGGAAATCCGGGTCTCTCGATTATCCGGATTCAATGCTGATACTTACCTGCTCCCCACTATGGGGTGCCTACTCTCTTATTGATTGGGGTAGGCAATCTTAAAGAGTCGATCCATTCGTTTGGTCGCCTCTTTATGACTAGGGTTTTGATTATCCCTATACTGATCTAAAAAGTCCTTTTGATTATAAAGCTCGTTGATCTTCTCTTGTGCTGATGATGGCGTGAGATCTCCAACTCCTGCAGATTGCCCCATTACCAAATTGGCTTCGCCCATCATCTTGCCCATCTTGTGAAATATCTTTACTACTTCCGGATGGTCAGAAAGACCAGAATCCTCTAACAATGCTACCGATTCTTTGGTTGCAAGCTGAGAGAATGCACGCCTCGCAAGATCCATGTTCTCGTCAAACGCATCTCCGGGCCATTCTCTTTGCAGAGACTCCATGCCCTGATCGTACACGATCTGACGCTCCTGCATCTGTTGTTCCTTGCCCTGAACAACAATATCATTAAGCTCTCCCAAGATGTTCTGTGCTTGATCCTGAGTGAATCCTTGTTTGTGTGACCATCCTTTAAAATAATCTAGTCCTTCATCTTCATCATTATTGAACTCATCAAAAGTGTAATCCTCTGGTGCTTCAGGACGACCAAGTGCTCGATGAATCTGATCCCAAGATTCTCCTTCTTGTGGAATCTTGAGAAAACTCTCTGGAGGGGCTCCCATCTTTCTGACGGCATGGACATAGCTGTTTGCGAGCTTATCCACAGAATCAAAATTCTTCAGAGATGGTTCATGTGCTAATTCCCCTGGAAGCGTTGTCGCATCAAAGGGAGTCGGCATGAATTGGTCTTCCGAGGATTCATCCCCGGATTCAGTAACTTGTGCTTCCGTCATTAGATTCCATTTGTTCCAGCTTGGCGAGGACTTCCTCTGGAGATGTCCTTGCTCTCTTAAATAAGTCCAGGACTACGTTGCGCGCTCCTTCATTGAAGGCACTGACCCGCTCAGAATGTGGGTCAAACGTAGGACTAAACGCATTGTACCGAGAAGCAAGATCCGCAAGGATTTCCTTGCCTTCCGGTGTGTTAAAGAGGCTATGATAGACCTCCAACAAACGAGCCTGCTTACGACTCATAAGATTCATGCGGCTTCAGCCCTTGCTACATTGAGTTGTGCCGAAGACCGTTTCTCTTCTGTATCTGCCATCTGCGATTCAGCCTGCATCTGCTGCTGTGCTTGCTGTGCTTGCTGTTCTTGTTCCTGTATTTTTGCCATCTCTTCATCAGAAAATACAGAAGATGGAGGGACATTGAGTATTTCTGCACTCAGTTCCGAAATGCGAGAGACATTGAGCCTTTTGATCGTTGTAGGATCAATCTGTGCCAGTGGCATGTGAAACTGGATCAACTGTCCAATTGCATTAAGCTCCAAAGTCCTCTGTGCTACTGAGACAGGATTAACATAAGACACCTGAACATCCATGTCTTCCATGACAGGAGGAGGAGGTGGCAACATCCCTGCCCGTGCCATGACTCGGAAGGTGCGTTCAATCAGTGGACTAAGAAATTCTGCTTCTTGACGCGCCACAATTGGGCCAATGATCGCAAGACGATCTCTCTGACGGGTTGCAATCTCTGTTGCAGTGAACCGAAGAACATCTCCATCAGGAGCAACTGGTCCCGGAAGCTCAATCAGATCCAGATAGAATGATTTATTGATTGCATCTCTTACCTGAGACATCTTTCCTTCTGCATAGCGAGGATCTCCCATCGGTAGCTGACCGATGATCTCCTTCTGGCTATATCCCACTCTGTGGATATTGATTGCACCGGGATATGTCTTTATTTGACCAAGGAATCCGTCATCAGGAAGAGTCAATGGAGGATCAACCTGTTTCTGAAGTGCTTTCAGATAGGTTTTTTCCATCTCATTGGACATGAGAACATCAGGAAGAGCATCTCCTCCCGGTCCACGACCATAGATCTCATCCTCGTTTTTCGCCCATCTTGAGACGACATACGGAAACTCGTCATGTCCACCAATTCCTAAGATCTCATTCTTTTCTTTGAGAATATGAATAGAAATAAAGGGTTTTGGAATCAACTGAAGCGGACCTCCTAACTTCAGTGCATGCCAAGGTTTTATCACATGGACGCAATCAAACTTCTCAAAGGGTTTTCCATTCTCCAGCTTCTTTAAAACTGATTCTGGGATCCTCTGTGTATCAAAATTCTCAACCAATGCCTTTGCAGTATAGGTGTATTCTCGATATGCAGAGTCTATCCGTCCTCGCTTGTTGACTGAATAGCATGTCTTTGCAAGTGGAAAACTTCTGAAGTAGGGACCGATCCCCGGAGCATCCTCGATGTACATACTCCCTGTCCCAAAGGCGCCAAGATCAGTAAAATACTCATAGGCCGCAGGATGAAAATTAGACTTTGGAGACGAAAAGTGAACTTGTAATGCTCTTGTGACTTCCTCCAACCACAACTGAACCTGACGATCCTGCTCCAGTTGTTTGATAGATGGTTTCAGAATGAACCAAGGTGCTGCGGCAGGAGTCAAAAGGTTATGGAGCCCTGCACTGAATCGTGTAAGTGCTCTTACTGCAGTTGAGTCAAAGATCTTTGCACGCCTTGCAAGTCCAGACGAATACTTAGTCTCAAAATCTGCACGACGAGGACACATCAGATCAGCAATCTGCTGCCACTGACGCTCCCATGATGCTCTGTCGGTCTTCAGGGCATCAAGATCCTGAAGCACCTCAGATGCGGGGTTGCTGTCGTCTCCTGCATTGACAGGGGTAGAGAAAGCCATCTTAGTTTGCTACTCCGTATGCCTTGTTCTGCACCTTTGTCGTCTTCTTCTTTGTTGTCAGATTTGTCCGCACCCCTTCTGTCTTCCTCCGTAGGTATGGCTCTGAAGACATTGGGACGCTAACGTCCCCATAGGTGGAGGTTTCAGCAGCACCAGTATCATCTTGACTCTCGTCATTCATCCCCGGAGAGAAAATGTCGTCTAACGGTTTCTTGATCTGTTGCCCCCAATGGGAAACCATATTGTGAAAACCCATCATGTTAGTAGCTATCGTGTCGGACATATTGTCTCCTTTAGATTTACGCATAGGGCATAAGTGCCCCCTTTGCTTGTTTCAGAACCCATTTGGGATTTTCCTTACAAAAATATGATGATTTGCGCTGTTTCCATTCCCAATCACTTTGGGAAGACGCTTATCCAACACCTTATGATACTCTGATGTGTCTTCGCAGACAATCAAGTATGTGTCTCTTCCAGACTGTGCCATCAATGTTTCCAAACAACCCCATGCAGACATTGAGTTCCTCATTGTGTTCTTCTCAGGGAGCATCCACCAATAAACAGTTGGCGATTCCAGACAAAAACCTCCTGCAATCTGATTATCAACAACAATCATGTGCGTTGTTGCTACAGGAAAACCTTCTTCAGAATCAGGACGTATTCTCTGGAATGTCTTGATTAGCCCTTTCTCGTCTTCTTCATTCCGGATCGGCATCACCCGAACCCGTGCAAGATCTAACTCTCTCTTCACCAAGGTCTCCTTCCCAGTTTCAGACACTTCATGCTGCAACTCCCCAATCCTCAAAGGCTTCCCACTCATGTTCCTTTGTTCCGATGGCATGACTCTGTGGACGCTTGACCTCTGAAGTCTTTGCAAAACGTAAAGACTGAGCAGCGTAGCGGGTTGCACTCATCAAATCATCATTGATCTTAATGACCTTCCCATCCTTGCGGTGGTACATCCTGAACTCCTCAAACCAATCAAAACAGTAATCAAAGACAAAGAATCTTGAGGTTCTCATCTTGTCTAGCATGTTCATCAATCCTGCTTCCACAGATTGTCCTCCTTCTGGATTCTCAAAATGCTTTACTCCCATGTTTAAGCCCTGCTGACGATAGATCTGTGCAAGTGGAATCCCTGATCCTTTATCATGCTGTGATCCGTCGTGAGGCCAAACAACAGGAATCCAATGTCCACGGGTCTTCATTGCTGCTGCATGAAACACTGGAGTCTCTGCACTTTTCCTGTATGTGTCATAGACATATATTGCATCCGAGTCTCGATCATGTGCAAGCCAGACTGCTGCAGTTGGATGATCCCAGCCAAAATCCATTCCACAAATCTTGCTCCAGTGTTCTGGAATAGAAAACGATGGACGCTTGATGTCTTCTTCCTTTACTGGAAAGACCAAGCCTGATCCAAGAACTGGGATTCCCTTTGAGCGCATCTCCCTCTCATGCTCTGGAAGTGCAGCTAATATCTCCTGCTTGACTTCATCATCCAAATGGGGAGCATCATCCCATGTTGCATTGAAAATCTGCTGATGGGGTTGGAGATTGTTCATGAACTGTGCAATCACCTGAGTCATTCCAGATTCAGGAGTAAAGGTCATGTAGATCAATCCTCCTGATTTCAGAGATGCTCTCAATGCTTGTGAGTAAATGTCTTGTGGAGGTTCCTCATCCAACCATGTGACATCTACTGCTTTTCCCATCCATGCTTGTTTTCCTTGTTCATAACTCTTAAAAAAGAGTTTAGAGTTGCGTCCAGAAGTATGCTTCACCAACACACTCTGATACGCATTCGGAATCCCCGGCTGACGCTCTGTCTTTCCTATTGCATCCTTTGGAATTGCTCCATGACCAAAATCCTCTTCATCTCCGGGTGCTCCTAACAACTCTGCTTGTACAATGTCCCGAGTGTTGACTGTCGTGTTTCCTGCAGCCCATGCCTGTATTGGAGTGTTGAACCGTGCCCCCTTCCACCACTTTGGATACCGTCCTGTTAGATGAGTTGCTAACTCTGCTGCACCACAATATGTCTTTCCTGTCTTGTTTGCTGCCATCAAAAGACGTTGCCGTGCAAGTCGTCCCTTGGAGTCTCGACCTTCATGGAACCGGATCTGATACTCATAGGGATCATAGAAGCTGAGACGATTAGTATCTTCTGCCTCTGCAATACTCTCTGCAACTGTAATTGCTCGTCCTATGTTCCCTGATTCCATATCGTTTTATCTACGTCTGCGCCTTTGTCCTAATCTCGGAGATAGAATACTCTCATCATCTCCTGTGTTAAAACTCTTAAACCAGTTAATCCATGACTGATATGGAGTCACTCCACCTCGCTGTTTCTTTTCTTCTGAAAACTGTGCTGGGGTCGCAGAACCTGCACGATACTTTGGTGTAAATGGTTTTACTGTCGCAGAAATCTGTCCATACTTCCTTTGAGCAGCAGTTACAGCTTTAGGTATTCCACCACCAAATACCTTCTGTGTTGCTCTTGGCCCAAGTGCCTGTTTACCTGCTGTCATTACTATATCCGCAGGTTTAATGACTGGGTTCTTAGATGCTGCTTCTGTTATTGCCGCACCAAGTGTGAGTCCCACGCCAGCGATCCCTAATCCCTTTGACCCTCCCACAAACCATTTGCGGACTGAAGGATCTATCTTCATCTTATCTACATTTATAAGATCTGCAACCTTACGCATACGCTCTGTTTTTCCCTTTGCCTCAACAGACCCGCCTTGTGAATACTTCCGTTCAGATGGACGCTCAACAGAACGATACTGTTCTTCTGACATTCCAGCAAACTGCTCTGTTAAATTTGTGCTCTTTCCGGGGGGTTTCTTAGTCAGTCTGCGATTTCTCTGCTGGCTGGGATCTGCTCCCTCTGCTGGATTTGGATCTCTCTTAAGACCAACATTCTGCTTCTGGACTGTCAAAGCATAATCTGGAATTGATGTCTTTCCTGTCTGCTGGGCATAGCCAGCAACTGCCTGAGATACTGATCCCGGCAACTGAGCTTTCACAGGAGCATTCCTCATCTTCTCCCAATCCCGTGTGATGTTTGTCTCCATCTTGTCAGTCTCTGGAGAGTAACTCACTTCTTTCTTGAGTTGAATCTTGTTTGATTCTGCTCCTGCTTCTGCCGTCTGATCTGATACATCATAAGGAAGATTCTCTATGTCAATGCCTTCTGTTAAAAGTCCTTGTCCTGAAATGTATCCAACGAGATTCTTTTTTTGTTGTCTTAATGTCTTAACTGTTTCTCTCAACTCACCAGAAGTTTTCTTGCTTCCCTTTTTACGGTTGGGAGTCCCATGGACATACGCTTTAATCAGTGCCCTTGCATTCTTCTCCCTTTTTCGGACATTCCCCATTCCTGTCTCTATCCTCTCCTCAACTCCAAGCCTCAACTTTTGCTTGCTTGCCTCCATCTTGGGATCTAGTTGCTCTGGAGCATCATAAGAGACTCCTTGGATCTCCTCCTGTACAACTCCACGGATCTGTTGAACCTTAGCATCTGCATCGTATGGAACGTCAGAAGATAAATCTTCTCCATCATCCAAAGACTCCAAAATGTTTATATCGACTCCAGAAGGATTGACTGTTGACACTTGGTCAAGACGAAGATTGCCCAACTCCTCTGCATGTTTAAGTCCAGATTGAGGAAGTCCTTCAGTGATTGCACGCTCATAATCCTGTGCAGCAACATTCTCTAATGCAAGTTTTCTGACTGAAGAAGGAAGACTCTTATTCATCATCTTCTTTGACAACTGTATTGCCCGTGGATCGTTGCTTTCTGCAAATCTAGCAATTAAACTCCCCGGTCGTTTAACATTGACTTGTCCAGGATTAACGATCTGCTTTGCTAGTGAAGACTTGCCTCCTCCTCCTCGTCCCAAGAGGACTTCCTCACGACCCTTTGTCCCTCCTTGTGTGTGTCTTGTCTCTTCCTTAAACTGTTCTCCTGACTGAGTTAATACATCATACTCAAATGGTCTTCCCTTTGTGTCTGGAACCTGCACAACAGAACGTGCGCGCCCAGACTCAATCTCTCCACCCGGACCTCCTAAAGAACTAATCTTCTGTCTGAGAGGAGTCCCTGTTTCTCCATACTCAGGATCTACATGAGATTCTGTCTGTATTCCTTGTCTTGCATTTCTCTGGAATTGTGCATACTCTCCTTCTGACATCTGTGTAGTATCATACTCCGAGACATTCTCAAAACCCGGACCAAAATCACTTCCCAAACTCTCAAAATTAACACCCTTCCGATAACCCTTAAACATCTTTGATGTTCTGTCATCAGGATCTGGAACTGATCTTGGACTGTCATGATCCTCATGGATCTCTTTTAACAAATCCCGTGATACTTGGCTAATGACTTCTGGAGAAACTCCATACTTTCCTGCAAGTTTCTGGTGTCCTTTTGGATTCTGTGCAAGTTTCAATATCTGTGATCTTGCATTTGCTTGGGCACTCTTTCTTGCATCTCCATATCCTGCTGCATCCTTTGGAGGAAGCTGGGAGGTTGCATCTCTGTAGATCTTGGAGAATTGTCGTTCATACAATCTCTGAATCTCGTTTGCCTTATTCCCCGGCTGCAACTGCTTGCGAGCCTTTCCCTTCATGTCAGGATTGGAAAGTGTGTTCTGTAAACTGGAATACTCTTGGTCAAGCTGACTTCCCTTGCCCTCCAGAACATTCTCTGCACGGGCTCCTACAGACTCAGATGGACGAATCTCACGATAAGTAGTAGTCTCCTTTCCTGTCTCTAAATCATATCTCGCTCGGGGCTCTCTCCGTGCTGCTGCCTGTTCTCCTGCAGTTGCACCTTCGTTGCGTATATCCCTCCTCCGACTTCCTAAGACATTCTCCAATGGCCCACTAGACTGTGTAGTCCGCTTACCTGTCAAGATATGCTTGGTTGCTGGAACCTTGATCTTGGGGTTGGCTTGGACCCATTTTCCATTAACCAACATCTCTATTGTCCCTGCGTTTGCTTTTCTTAACTGTGCCATACTATGCCGCCTCCAAACTCGGCCCCGATCCGTTACGACGCATCCTGACACGCGCTAACATTAGCTTCGCACCATCTGCTCCGACCAAAGAAATTAACTCTGCCTCTAGTTGTTCTGAACTCTTATGTATTCCATGATCTCCCTCCAATATCCTGCTGCGCTCCAATAACTCCTTTGCAGCATTTAACTGAACAACCTCACTCTCGCTGCGGTCCATTAACCACTCCATCTTTGCTAATGCCTTTGGACCGACTCCCTTCAGACGCTCTCGCATCAATGAAGAAATCTCGTCTCGTAACTCATACTTTAATCCGTTTGCTGCAACCCTCAGCTTCTTCTCGCATCCCTTAAAATATCCTGCCTCCCGTGCACTCTCTAACGCATCTCCACTCTCTATAAACTCCTCCACAAACTTGCGGCGACGATGACTCCTTAAATGTGATAGCTGCTCCATACTACTACCTTATATGCTCCGCTTGTTTGTTAAAATTGCTTTTAATTCCTCCTCAACCTTTTTCTTTGGCTTGTCCCAGATCTTAGCATGATCCATCTCCGCAGGTTTAGTAAACCCAATTTCCCCTCCCTCATAAGGAGCAGGATCTATGATTGGAGACCCATACTGCTCTAAACGATTGCGGATATGTTTCTGATCCTTCTTATCCAAATACTTAAACAGTGGACTCCTGAACTTGTTAATAGTGCTTGCCTCCCAAGGACGAGACGTTGTTCCCACTTGTCCAACACTCTCCTTTGGACGACCTCCACCCCAACTAGGTGCTGATTGTCCCGGCTTTATTGGCTTTTGATCCCATGTCTTTGCAGATGGAAGACCTAATGCCTCTTCAGGCCCCATCCCCTTTCTACCCCTTAATGCCCAACCGTAATCCCCTAAATGTGTCTTGTCCTTATGAAGCATAGGAGAATCATCACTGTAACCCCGCTCCTGTGGAAGACCCCTCAAGTCTTTAGGCTCATACTCTGTCTCTCCAAAAGACTCCTTCCAGTCTGCTACTGACTTATAACCAGTTGACTCTCCTGATAACTTCCCAACCAAAGGAAGCATCGACAAGTATTCCGCTACTTTCTTTGCAAACTTGCTGCGACCCTCCATACTCCCAATTCCGTTCGTCTGTGTGTGTCCTTGCCTTGGCTTGACTTGCTGCGCTTTGCCTAGCCCAGCCCCGCCTGGCGCCGAATTGAGTTAGACCGAAACGACCCGCCTCTATACCACAGTGGACACCAAGTGGTTGCAGGAACTCCCGCACAGAGACAGGCCGAAATCAACAACAACTCACTTTTAACACTACTCCCAATCTATGTCAATCACCAATAGACTTTATGTGGCACTATGTGTGAACACTTGTGGGGGCCCCGTATAGGGGGAGGGGACT